CCCAAATAGTGAGCCACGAGCACCAGCCACATCTCCACCACTGATAGAACCAGCAGCGGCATCTTCTTTAACAACTTCGTTAAAGTATTTTGTATACGTTCCTGGTTTAACAGCATGCGTACGTTCCATACGCTGTGCAGCATCTTTACCCTTGCCGGCAAAGTAATCTCTGCGTTCAGCATCTGACATCATTCGAATTTTTTCTTTTTGTTTGATAACTGTGGCAGGCATGGCCCCATCGGTCAACAGTTCTTTAATAAATTTCATAGGAAATTCCTCTTATGTTTTCTTTATTTATGGATACTTTGTAATTGTCGGCCGTACAATACAGTTAAAATGCCTTCAACGCTATCTGCATTTTGCACACCATGTAATAATTCAGTCATTTCTTGACGAACTTCAGCAAAAGTCATTAGAGTCCGTTTGTGAATTTCGTCCGTAAAGGCAATTTCACGACCCGATTTGAGGTGGAGTCTGTAATTTTTCCACTCGCTGTTGTATTTTAACAATGCTGAATCCAAACTTTTTAATGCTTTATTTAGCGCACGGACGACTCCTGTTTTTGCAGTTTGGGGGTTGCGAGTCGGAATCTGTTGTGATAAATTGCGTGTTGTTTCTGCGGAAGTATTACCGGCATATTGCCGCAATGCTCGTGTGATATTTGTATATTGTCCAAATTCGGGTGCTCCAAGAACATCTGCGATATCACGTAGCATATTACCAAAAATGTCGCCTTCGATACCGAGTGATGCGTTACCAGGAATTCGTGGTGAACCCATGCCAGTATTTTTGATTTGCTCACGTATAGCGTGATTAAAACGATTAATAATTGTAAACACGTCCTTATCTACTATTTTGAATTGTTTTAAAGAGGATGGGTTCATAAAAACTGCACCCTCAATACCCGTGTCTTCGTGTGAATGGATTTCCACATCACGTAAACTTGGTGCAAGTTTTCTGATAATAGAATCAAGTAGTTTTTCTTTAATAGGTAACTTGTACTGGTGCTCAACTGACGTTAATACTTCATCACGAGCTGTTTTAACTTCATCTCTGATGTTTTTTGGAACAGTATTCAGTTTTACCAACATAATTTCGCCGTTGGTTAAACCCAATTTTCCTGCTGGATTCAGTTTTCCTAAAAATTTACGCAAGTCTTCCAATTCGCCACTAACATCAACTTTTTTAAAGTGGTGAGCATCAATAAAGGATGTTGATGTAAATCTCCATGTGTGATCGACTGTTTCGGTTTTGAGTTTAATACCATCATCAGTAGTGATGTGAGAGGTGGTGACGGAAACAACCTCACCCTCCATCACCTTTGTGAGCCGTTTGATCTTGCCTTGATCGGGTTGTTCCTTATTATCTCCGATGATCATGCGAAGAAATGCAATATAGGATGACCCATAAACGATTGCATTTGGTTGGCGACCGAACAGAATCTCACATTCTGTAGCATCACCTTTTTTCATAACTGTGCGAAGCAGAGGAGCAACCTTTTGTAATGCCGAATGAGCACTTTTAAATCCGTTCCAGGCCGCTTTATTTTCCCAGTCTTCTACTTTGTAGAATCTGCCACCTCGTTTCGCTTCTCTGCTTGTATAGAAACGATCATCCTCGTCAAAACCAAAGATCAAATTTGCGCCATCCAACTTCTCACTTGCAATAAAGTCGGAAAGGTTTTCAACAGCATGTAAAAACTCATCAATAGGCAACGCCTCGATGTGGTCAATGCCTTCATGCACCATGACCACCCGTCCATTTTTGGTTACTGCACTATTTTCGAAAAACTGCGCAAATTTCATTAGGTTTCTCCAACATTATTACTGATATTTATTAGTGTTTGATAAAAAAAGACCCAACGCTACGGCTGGGTCTTGTATTTACACAAAGTTGTTATTGTTATAGTTGTGTGATTACACTTCTTCGACGTTGTTTGCTTTAAAAGTACGCCACTTTACTTTAGTGCTCATGTGAAGATACCCAGATGCGTGGAGCCAATCTTCGAGAGTAAAGGTTGCTGCCTTTTTTGCCTGAAGATAGTCGTTGTAATACTCATCAACGAGTGCTTCCATATCTCGGCGTTCCGTGGCAGTAAGCTCACTAATGTCTAGTGCTTTGATGTTCTGTACAGGCACATAGGTTGGAATAATTGTGCGTACAGTTGTTTCACCTTCATCTTTTGTATAACGAATATTACTAATTTTGTGTGATTTTAACATACTTCCAACCTTTAAGCAGCGGAGGTATCGCCGGCTGGATCAGCTACAGGTGTTGTGGGAGCATCGACCACATCGGTGACAACTTCGCTAGCAGCGGCGACGTCTGCTGCAGCCTTTTCACGATCGGCACGAATCGAAACAACAAGATCGTTAGATAGTGCACGAAGAGCCGCATTAAAACCAATGATGGCATCTTCTGCATCTGCTTTTTGTTGAAGAGTGTCTTGATAAACCTTCACGTAACGCTGTTGCGAGGCAGAAAGGTCCGAAACCAATACTTTAACACCATCAACATCCAATTCCTTAATTTCTTCAATAGCCATTATGTTTCTCCTTTAAAAATGGTTAGTTATTTACTACAGCTTAATAAGATCCAAAATTCCCTTACCCCCACCTTGCGGATTAGGGTCCTTGGAATCGTTCGCAGTAGATTTATTATCTGCTGTTTTCTTGTTAAATGTCAACGAATCTTTAGATTGTTCCCTGTTTTCGACCCGTAGTGCTACCCTATTCCATTTGAGGTATATCATTTTTCCAACACCGTCGCTGGAACGTGTTTTCAGAAATTGCCATGCCATTTCACCAGCTGCTTTCATTGTGTCCGTCATGATAATTGACATATATGTATCGGTTGTGTTGATCTTACTTATACCACCAGCAATGTGACTGTGGTTGAGATCTGTTGCACTCACCGCCCCCCTATTTTGTTGTGAAGCTGTTATGCCAATCATATCATAGTCGATAAGAATTTGGCGTAGTTGTTCTGCAGACCGCTTATCTTTTTCGAAGACGTTATCTGCCGACACCTTTTCGTTCGGGCTCATTAAGTCGAGATAGTCCACAATTAATACATCTGGGACGTAACCATATTTGAGTTCAAATTCTTTTAGAAATGCTCGAATTTCGTTTGCTGTTGTTCCAACAGGCATCTGCTCTATAACAATTTGCTCGGTTATTTTGCTTGCTTGTTTGATTTTTTGAACAACTTCACTCGACCGTGATGTAATGTCTCGTTGTGATATGCCAGTAACCATACTGATGTATCGTTTGTAGATCATTGTGACGGGTAACTCGAGACTTATGTAAAGAACCTTCAGTCCTCTTTCGGCCAAGTTGAGGCCAAAATTAGCCATCACCATCGATTTACCACCACCCGAGTTAGCGGATAGCAACAACATTTGTTGTCTGTTAAGACCGCCACCCAAGATTTCGTCAAACTCATCGTAGCCAGTCGGAATAGCAGGACTATCCACTAACCGTTTTAACATATTTTCGGGGTCATCGAAAAAATTTACCCCCAAACTTCTATGCAACGATGTGGTTATCGCGGTTTTGATTATAGTTTCTATCTTTCCATAATCTCCCTTGTCCAACAACTCCGGACAAGATAAAATGGCTTCTGTTATGGCTCTTTCTTTGCAGAATGCTTCAATTTCGTTGGAACAATATTCAATTTTATCTTTTGAAATTGCTTGTTGTTTGAGCTCAACATCTGTTTCCGCTCTTACTTGTTCAACGTCTGGTGTGGTATTGTACTTGTTGTAGTAACTTTGAATGAACTTAATACTATTCCGAAACTCGGGATCAAAGTACGTTGGTTTGATGATTGATGTCGTCAGTGCAAATACATCAGGCGACGAGATAAGATACTCTATGAGTAATTTTTGTTTTTCTGTATTCATATATTTTATTATTTTTTGTTGTATTTAAAGTATAGATGCTACAATACAACATGGCAACAAAAACTTTAGTTGACAATCTTAATTGCAGGATAAACCGACCTAGGAATGTTGTCATTGATGTACAGATTGCCTTCAGACTGATATGACGAAGCTACAACATTGGCTGAATCGATATCCGTAATATCAAATACTTTTGTTAGTGTTCGATCTGTTGATTCATATGGATCTGTTGACAATAACACAAAAATATCACCCTGACGTATTCTATTTGTGTGATCACCACCGACAGGAACGGTTAGTCCTTGTGTTGTAACATAACTAAAATAGAACGGCGATGCAGGATCGATGTTGCTATTCAAAATGGTAGAGTTAACTACAGCTGTTCTCACGGTGTATAATTTACCATTGATAAACAATTTGTGTGTATTTCGCCATGGCGAAAGGAAGGATGGTTCACTGCTGATAAAATCAAATTCTAATTCGGCTGTTTGTGTAAAAAAGATGGGTGATATAAATTGAGCATGAAGTGTTATTTCTGCTTCTGTACTTAATGTAGCAATCGTTAAAATATCACCGCCAGTTATTGTTAGTGGAGCAACAACACTCGTCTCCACATATTTGGGTGTTATTTGTGATTGTGTAGCTGTGGAACGAGCAACACACTGTGCCACACCCGTTAAAGAGTCGTGAAATTCAACCACAGCTTGATAAGGATTGGTGTATGTTACGGAAAGTGGTGTTGTCTCAACNAGGTGATTGTCTACTGTGTAAACATACACTTGCACCGAAGGGTTGGTGCCAAGATTGTGGTCAATTGTCCACTTTTTCGATGCAATAGTTTGGTTGTGGTTGTAAAAGACGCGTCTTGGGGTCCAGTCCTGTAAGCCTGTCGGGTCTTCAGGAGGTAGTTTACCTCTTACATAAGAAGCTTTTACAGCCTCTTGCACAAGTGAACCCTTACAATTGCTTGTAATGATACAACGCCCAACCACTTCAATACCCTGCTTATTTTGAGGGAGTTCAATTTCGCGCTTGCACGTATCACATTTATAAACCACAACCGACATATTTTATCCAGTCACTAATTGTAAACCTGTTGTTTGTGAAAGATACGCATCTTCCATTTCTTTAGACGGCGACATAGGCGTCATAGCGAGCGCTGATTTGAGAATTTCTACAGCGCCATCTGGATTACTGATGACCCATGGTACAAAAGCAATACCAACTTGACCATTCCCCATATTTTGGGGTAACAATCCTCTCGGTTTTTCTACCTTGTATGTTACATCATCGGACCACTCCACAACACGTCCCATGATTTCGTCGCCATTTGTAAATTTAAACGTCTTAACTTCCATTTCTTATTCTCCTTATTTAGATAAATTTCTCTATTATTTTAATTACGGGTGCAAAATACGGCAAAAGCTCGACACCCATTACCCTAGTAATGATTAAAAGTACGTCCCATCCCGCAAAAAACGAACCCATTAATACCCATGCCCAGTTTCTAAACAAGAGTGAATCGACTGCCCACACCAAATTACCCGCAAAGTATAACTTCCACGGTAATGTTGATTGTGATGCAATCTGTGGGCTAATCATCATTAATGTACCCAAAATAAAGCACACGTTAGCCACATATTTAGCATACTTCCATGCAACGGGATTGCGTTCAACACGCATTATGATGTCATCGACAACGAAAGGAATATCAACCATTTGTATAACTCTTTTCTTTTTGTGGCATTCCAACAAATCCAACAAATAGTGGTATTCTAACCCTATCTCCCGGCCGAGGTATTTTGTTTTCGTTGAGTTCGTTGTAACGATTAGTTAATGTTTGTAACATTTTGCTTGACATGGCCATGTGATTATTCTTTCTTATGATAGCCTGAATTGTTTCACCTGGACCGAACACGTGTTCTACATAATCGAGAGCCATTCTCAATCTCCTTTGTTATTATGAATTTAAATATATAATATCTTATTTCAATAACGATAACAACGATTGATAATTTTCAACCGTTGATTGTTTAACTGCATAGTAAAAGGGTACATTGTATAAAATTATTTCAGCCCCTACATTAATTCCTTCGTTTAGTGCCACTGACGTGTATGTATATTGCAGCAAATCGGCAACAATGGTAGCAACATGATCCCCATCCTCCCCAAACTGCTCAAATAGGTTCTCAAATGTGTGCTTGTATTCTACGTTTGAGTTGACCACTTCTTTGCTGTACATAAAGTTGTACCCATTTTTGGGGAATATGTAAAATGCTTCAGCGCCTTCGTTTACAGCAAATGACTTTATACCGTTGGCAAATATGGCCCGCTGGTGTAAATTGGACACGTTAAATTTGTCTTCAAGGGCTTCATTGAAGGTATCTATAAATGCGTCACGCCGCCCGTGAAAACGAACCTTGACTTTGGCAAAGTTGTTGTATGTTGGTGATAGATTTTTTAATAATGGTTGCCCACAGGATTCGTGTAAAAATTGGGTACATGATTTTAACAGTTTCAGCTCGTGTTCTGTTAAGGGGCCAGTATTTTTGTTTTGTAAAATGTCCGATATTCTCATATTCACTCCTTTGATATTTATAAATAAAAATAAACACAAAAACCATATAGGGTAAGCATATTATGAAAATGTACGGCGTCGACCTTGCAGAAGGGTCTGAAATACTGAATTCGGTCATTGCATCAGGAAGTGCATTTCCATCTTTGCCTGATGTCGGCGAACTTTTCTTTTTAAATGCGGGTGTTCCAGCAACGGACGGTTTGTATGTTTACAACAACGCATCATCGTGGCAATCTATTTCATTGCCTCCGAACAGCAGCACGGTAACCCACAAACACTTACAGTCTACTCCAGCTACGACATGGACGGTTGCACACAATCTTGGTACTACTTCTATACAAATCACTACTTATGTAGATGACGGCAGCGGCACATATGCAAAGATTATTCCACAAAGTGAAATAATTTTAGATGTGAATACTGTTGAAATTAGGTTTTCAACCAATTTCACAGGTCAAGTAATTCTGATAGGTTTTCCATAAAAAAGAGGCCCGGAGGCCTCTTTTTTATGGTACTGGGTCGCTTTATTTGCTACACTTTGCGATCAGTTCATTGCAGTCCGCGATGATTTTTGGTGCAATATAACGAGGGCCACGAACAATCTCGTTAATCATGTAGCTAAAATCAACTTGGAGTTGGTACAACTTATTGGGAACAAGAACGGTCTCGCCCAGCTCCCCCTCCGCCATCACGCGAGCAGGCCTGCCCATATCTTTGGTTGCTACTGCAAATGCGTGGTTGAGGTGATCTACCACACGTTGAACATCAACAGCTTCACGCTCGTTGGAATTGCTACGGTTACTACGGTTATACTCAGGTTTTGCCATTTTACTACTCCTCATGCGAGGTTGATGAAATAGTGCTTAATGCACCGCCGATTGATTAGGACGCTGTTGGTGAAACGACTTCGTCCAGATCATTTAAAATATCATACACATCTTCCAAAATATCGTCAACAGAATCTTCTTCAATATTTCCTGCTTTTGTGTGCGCGTCTATCAAAATTAAAAAGTTGAGCTCTAGATGAGCCAATAACGCATCCTTTTCGCCAGAAGTCATGTTCATTTGCCTCAATCTTAAACAACATTAATAAAATGGTGTTGACTTATTCAGCTTCGCACTTGCTTGCGTTTGTGTTATTGGAATGGACAAGGTTCACAACATTACTCGAGTTTGCTGTTCCCGCTTGCCACTTATATCCTCCAACTACAATCGACTTACAGATTGCTCTCCGGGGCTTGGTTATCCCGACTGCCAAACTAAATCACAGGGGGCACGCTCGTCAAAGAAAATGACGCATTTTTAAGCTAGCCTGCTATAGTCAACACTTAACCGATATTTAACTAATTGGAGTAATTATCCCCGTTTCGAGGTCTTTATCAACAAATTTATTGTACTTCATTGTTTTAAACCACTGCATCAGTTCACCGTAAGCTCTTACGTTACCACTGTAGAGATCGATATTGTACTTGTTCCATGTCAAGGCCTTGTTTCGGCGACCTGACCAAATAAAATCTTTTGCTCTTTTGTGATTTTTCTTCCACTCAGTTAATTTACCTCGCATAAATTGTCG